TACTTGTTTTATATTTAATCGTTCTTGTGGATTGGGTCCTGCCGCAATATACTGTTGAAAACGTTTTAGCTTTGCTATTTCAAAATCAAAAAATCCTTTGTAAGGATTATCATATGTTTCTGCATTTTCTAACATAATTTTAACAGAGCTATCTAACATATTAGAATAACTAGGATCAGCAACTACACCACTTAAATAACTTGGATGTCTTAGTATTGCTGTATCTAATGTTATTGGTACTTTTCTAGCATGACTATAAAATTCTCTTTTTAATGGATGTATCATATCTACAAGTTTATGAAAGTTTGGTAAACTCAATAATCCAGTTGTACACATTATTGTTACTTTTGTTTTTGGCAGTTCTGTTAACACACGGCATATATTATCATACCATTGGTTAAAATTTAATCCATCTCTAATGTATTCTGCTTGTTCTCCAAATGTATCTACACTTGTATACAGTCTAGTTAAACCAATTTTATTATCTAACGTAATACGTTTCATTTTTTCGATATACTGATCAAAAAGTTTATCCGGAACACATCCATTAGAATTAATTGCTAACTCTAATTCTGGTCTTGGATTATTATTAATGTAATCTAAGACTTTAAATGTATCTTTAGTTAAAAGCGGTTCCCCACCTGTGATTCGGAAAACTTGGAGGTTTTTATACAGGTCAGGGAACCATTTCCAAAATGCGTCAACATACGGATTATGTTCACGATGCGGAATAGGTAATTTGCCTTCTTTTCGTAGCCAATCTAAATTATTAAAATTATCACTTGTTGGGTATGCTCCTTGAGATTGGATTTCTTCCATCCATGAACTACTAAATGCAGGTGAACAGTAAGAGCATTTCAAATTGCATACATTTGAAAAACTAACTTCGACATAAGTTGGATTAACATTTTCTACACCAACCATGTCAGCTGTTTCTTTTAAAAAAGGTTTAGCCCACTCTTCATTTGATTTAGAACTTCTATCACTATAATGTTCTGGACCTAGGTCTTCTACATTCCAACAATACTGGCATTCAGGAGGCCTTACTCCTTTTAACATTAATTCTCTTTGTGATTTTTTATATTCTGTATTATGTAAAGCACTAGGATTATTTTTTAGTTCTTCTACAGGTACTTTGTGTGTTCTTGGATGATGACAACTATGTGTGTGTCCATACTGTAAGTGTATCGTTGATTGATACCACTTTGCTAGACAAAAACTTGGTGAAACAGCATTTAGTTTGTTTCTGGTTTGTTTAATTTTAAGTACTTCATCGGTCATTTCAATACTTTATAACGAGTAATTCCGTCAGTACCTTTCTCTGTTACAAATGCTCCAGATCTAGGTGGATTCCAATATACTTTCTTAAAGAATGCAGAACCTTCTGCACTTAAATCATCAATTTGCATTCCAAGTTTGTTTCTTAACTCTTTACCAAGCCGTATAGTTTCATTCCAAAGTTTATCTTTATCCCATTGATACTTTTCATAATGACAAGTTTCATTGCCACCTGCAAATTGAGGTTTAACTTCTTCATTCCAAAACCTAGTATGTTCTTCAAAGTCTCGCACTTTAACAAAATCCCAATCGGTACAATTAGTCATGTAACAACCAAGTCTAGTACCATATAATGCCCATAAACCATTTGGCACATCCATACCAACTGATGCCCATATTAGAAGTCTATGATAGTTTTTATCATGTACGTTTTTTTCAAAGTTAACTGGATCGACCTTGAATCCTCTATCTAATGACATTTTAACACCTTCTCTAAAACCTGCTCGATATGCCTGATACGGTGTTGCATTATTATATACGTGTGAGAAACATTCATTTAATTGTATGTAATTCATATCCCAACAAAAGTCTACCGCAGAGCCTTCTGATTCTGCCGCTTCGTGGGTTTTCATATCAAGTACTGCTTGTTTGGGCCAGCATTTAATACCACCGTTACCATACATTAATCCATTAATGTTATTATAACCTGTAAAAGATATAACCGATTGATTTAAGTTTTCTAAATTATAGTCTGAAAAATCTAATTCTAAATCAATTAGTTTATCATAGTTAACTAACTTGTTATCGCCATCTACTGTAATAAATCGATCAGTATCACTTCTATTAGCACAGGCTTTGTGTGCCGCATCAGAACCTTCTACACCATGTACGTGTTTTGCCCATGGAACTTTGTTTACAATATCTGCCCAATGTTCTTGGTAATTAGGTTCATCATATGATAGGTAAAATATGTCTATATCAGATATTTTTATCTTTAATTCTTTGTCTTTTTGTATATTTGTATCTATTTCCATATTATTTCTCCACCATTAAGTAATCGTCATATATTCTTCGTGTAAACACGTTACAAGTATTTAACTCTCCTTTGTAAGGTGCTGTTAACTTATCTTGTGTAAGTAGCTGTACAACAGGTACATAATAACTTGCAAATAAATCATGTGGGTCACCTGTTTGTGTTATAAAGAAGTTTAGTATACTTGTTCCATTTATTACAAGCATTTCTGGATTAGTAAACTTTTGCTGTTTACCTGTAAGTTGATACTTACTTGCCATATATGCTTTTAATGTAGGGTTAAATTCAAAACTAATTGTTTTATCTTGTTTATTATGTACAACTCTAATATCATAACTTAAATCATCATCTGTACCTTGTCTAATTTTATGTAGTGTTTTATCTATTTCTCTTATATTCAAATGTATTTCTTTTTTCTTAATTGTAAAATCATTTGGATCTTTTGGATTTAATTCTATGTAATATTGTGATTGTACTTTTGTACCGTCAATAAATTCTTTTATATCTTCAAACTCAATTTCATAATATGGATGTGTAACAGAGCTATCAACTTCACCAACAATTTTTATAATGTCTTTTGTTTCTAAATCATAATATAATATTCTAGACGTTGACATATACTTGCTCCTCATATCTTTTTATAATTTCATCTGTAAGAAAATTCTTTGTTACATAATGAACTGGTAATGTTTGTTGATAATTACCAATTTTTAATTTGCAATCAGGAGTGAAATATGCTCCAATAGATTTAGTCCAATCATCATTTGCTCCAGACTTCCAATTTTGTAATTTTGGTTTCATGTGTACAAAGGTTGGACAAGTTACTGCTGGATTAGTTGATAGCTCAACTATATCTAACATTTTCATTGCCATTGCATATACAACGTCTGCACTTAAAAATTCTTGTTTTGGTAAAACTAGTGATGTATCTCTATAATATTCCCAACGTCTAAATATATCCTCAACTACACTAAAATATTCATTTACCATACTTGATTTTTTGTTAAAATAAAAAAATGCTGTATATACATTTGGCAACATATTTGGTCCAAATGTTTTTCTATAATGATTATCAATTATTGTTTCGCCACGATATGTTTGAACGTTAGTTGTTGCCATCATATCCCAATGTGTAAAATATTCCCACCAATGGCTTAGGTCTGTCATAAACAACATATCAGTATCTAGTATTACTGTTTGCTCATAAGGTGTGCAATGATAGTATTTCCATTTGTTGTTAATTTTCCAATCTGCCATTTGAGCATCATCTTCAAAAGGTAATTCAATAACTTCATCAAATACTGCTCTATAATGTTCTGGTACATCTGATTTATTAATAACAGCAATAGATATATTTTTAATTTGTGATTGTGTATGCTTGATACTTAATGCTAATGCATAAGCCATACGTACATAATTAATAGATTTGCCATCTGCATCTTTAGAATTCTGTGCTATTACCAAATAACCTTGTTTCATTTGTTCACCTTATTGTAAATTTGTATCCAATTATCAACTTTTTCAATATTGTTTGCACTATACTTTGCATTGTATTCATGCTTCATAAAGTATGTCTTAAGCCCAATATCAGCACCTGCTACTGCGTTTGTCCACTTGTCTTCCACCCATATAGCACCACTTCCTTTGTATTGTGATAGCCATTTGTTTTTTGGTTCCATAAATGGAATAATATCAATTCTTGCGAACACATCTGGAAATAAACTTTCAATATTTTGTTTTCGTAATGCGTTTGCATATTGATCTACACCCATTGATGTACAAGCAATAATTTCCCAACCCTCTTGTTTAAACTTTGGTAATATTTCTTGTGCATCTCTTAAAGGAGGCAAGAACCCAATCCATGCAGTATTATTATAATATTTTATAATGTCTGCTGTTTGATCTGATTGTGCAAATGTTGTAGGATCCCACAACGATACTTCTGGATAATACTGTTTTAAATATTTTTGAAAATGGTCTGACCAGTTTAATACTACGCCGTCTATGTCTGTTAATAAAATTTTATGCACTATACATCTCTACTATTTTTTTACTCTGTCGTACAATTGAATACTTGTTCATTACATGGACATTAACGCCATCAGTACGTGCTGGAATAAAGTTTCCAGGTTCACTTATTTTTTCTAATAAAAATGATAGTGATCCTTTTGAATCTACATTATGAAGTTCATCATAATCTAATGTGTGTTGTAAAAAATCAACTGGAAGGTTTTTTACTAATTGACTTTTTGCAAAACCATTAAACATATGAACAGCAATACTAAATGCATGATCATTTCTAAAGTTGTACGTGTTAATTCCGTAGAGTGTTTTAAAGTAAGGATAATTTTCTTTAATAGCTTCTAATAGATTAAAAAATATTTCTGTTTGTTCTGTTTTTCTAAAGAAAAATACAGTAGCCCAGTAAAAGTCAATTCCAAAATCATCTACTCTATCAAACTCTTGGTGACGTCTTCCAGATAATAAATCATAACTTTTTCTATTAATCATCAAGTCTTCTTTATGTCCCCAGATTTGATTTAACGTATTATTACAAATTAAATAATCAACGTCAATAACTAATGTTTCATCATATGGAGATTGTGTAAAAACTGTTGATCTATTAATATTATAAAATTGTAATAAATTTACTGTATGTCTTGTATCTCTATAACGTTTGTTATTATCTACTTTTTTTCTTGGTTGTATTTTTATATTTTCAAAGGTACTATCAAGTAAACTTTGATCATATTGTGTCTTTAAGTGTCTTACAGTACCTTCGTCAGTAATTAAAGTAATAGCGTCAAGCCCCATATGATGTTTAATCATTAAGGCGTTTGCTAATGCTATACTACCATAATCAATTTCAGAATTGTTATGTGCAAAAAATACTATACCTTTGCTCATGCTTCTACTAATTTTGCAGTTCTTCTTTTAGTTTGCATTTCACTATATTGCTTATGATAATCATTTGTTACTTCAAAATATCTTGATGTAATTTCTGTTAAGAAAGATTTTAAATTATCTATCTTAATTGGATTTTCATTTACATCTAACAATACCATTTCTTCATATCCTTGTTGTACAAAAGTACCAACAAAAGCAATTAACTCTTGTGTTACTTTAAATGTACCACCCTCTGTTGAATATGATAGCAATGCCTGACTTTTATTTTTCAGGATTTGTTTTTGATTAAAAAATGTCTGCCTATAATTAGCAAATTCTAATGCTTTGTGTAATCGTTCATCACTCATAAAAAACCTCCGTTTATGTATAATATTATACATAACGGAGGCGTAAAAGTCAAATACTTTTTACTAATTATTATGCACTAACTTCTGTAGTTGTGTTAGAACTTGGATTAGCAACTTGTACTTTAGAGGCGTTATCCGCTCTTAATGTAGTAATTGTGCTAGTTAAAGTTCCATCAACTGAGTCAGCACCAGTCCAACCTGTACCTTCGTTTGGAGCAGTACCTAAACCGCCACCAGTAAATGTACCAGTTGAAGAAGCATGGTCATCTTTAAAATAAACAGTAAACGTTAAAACGGTTGCTGACCCATAAGCCGCATTCGCTTTTGCTTCGATTGTCCAATCATTCGCTGTATACTGTCCATCGCCAGTTGCTGTAAAAATTTGTTGATTTGATGTTGTTAAATCATCAAAACCAACTGAAGCCGCTGTTCCACCTGAACCAGTGTATGAAGTTGAAGTCTCTGCAAATTTTACTGTTGCCGCATCTGACAATAAGTTAGTCCAGTCAGTGTTTTGATCTGTTGAAGAACCACCTGAACGTGATCCAGCAAATCTAATTTCACCACCTGAGTTAAAAAAGTGTCTGCCTGCGTTTGCACTAGCAAATGTTACTGTAAATATGTGTTGTACTGTTCCTGACCAAGCTGATGTTCTTGTTGAAGTTACACCAGTGTCAGTTGCCATATTTGACGCATCTGCTGTTGCTTTGTTATTTGTAATTAATGTGATATCTGCCTCTAAGTTTGATAATGGCAAAATGTTTCCGCCCGCTGATACTGTGTTTGACGCATTCGTCAATGTAGTACCTTGGTGGTTAGCACCTTTCTGTAAAGCAGAAAGTAATGCATTCCATTGTGCCGCTGTAATTGTGTTCCCTGCAGAAATCGATGCGACTTCTGTGTTCCCATAACCACTATCTGTTGAGCCAGTACCAATTATTGTGTTAATGTTTGTCGCAAATGTGTTGTAATCACTTGCTTGAATTGTATCACCTTGTTGGTAAGCCATTATTTTACTCCTATTGCAATTGGAATTAATTCGACTTCTTCCGAAGTCTTGTCGACAAGACTGCGGCCAATAACCGCACGGTAATCAACATTATTCTCGTCTTCTACTAGTTGTGCTACGCCCGGTAGTGTACTAGAAACAATACGATCACCTTTACTTACTGAGCCGATAACTTTCGTTAGCACTCGACCTTGATAAGCAATATATGGATGGGTTGCATCATCTCCAGCTAAAGCATTTAACTTTAGACCTGGTTTTTGTGATACTACACCAAATACTTTTGTATCTTTAAATTCTGTTGTTTGTGTTACTTCTTTGTTACCTGCTAGTGCAACAACTGTTCCACAATCATATTCATCGTCAGCTTCATAACGTTCTGCTATATCACCATATTGTGCAATCATTGCCTGTGCATAAACGTTTCTGAAAAACTTACCATCGCCACCTAAATCAATTGATGCTGAACCTTGTTGTGTTCCTGATGGTTGACCAGCTGAACCGTGTGCTGGTGGAACAATGTGTTGTTGAACAATTGACGTTCCGCCTGTTGCTGTTAATCTTAAAAATGATGATGCACTATGACCACCTAATTGGTCTGCATTAACACCTTCTGATTGTAAACTGTCCCAAGTATTAACTCCGTGAATTAATGTACCTGTTTGTGTACTTGTAGATGAACTTACTGTAATAGCCGCTGTAAAGCCATCAAAGATTGCTTTTTCAACTTTTACACCTGTGCCTGCACCTGGATCAGCAAATCTAAAATGTGCTGGAGAAACAACTCTTGCTACTTCAACTGCACCTGCTTTAGTTTGTAAAATTTCTGCAATTACTTGAATTTTGTCTGAAACAACGTAACCGTTGTTGTTTGCTGATGCATCATCAACGTGTGTTGCAGTTAATTCTACAACCTGTGTGTATGATTTATCTGATGCTGAAGCAAATTGTTTGTAACCTGTTGCAGTACCATCTACGTTAACGTTTAATTGTTTTGTAGATGTATTGTACCATAGAGAACCTGATGTAGTTGCATGAGGATATGTTGCACCTACGTGTACTGTTGTTGGATGCCATCCAGTTGAACCTGAAAGTCTAACCTTTAAAGATTGATATGTTGTATCCCACCAAAGCTGTCCTTCTTGTGGATCTGCTGGTGCTGATGTGTTTGCATTGTTTTCTAATAATTTTATAAAATCTTCGGCAATAGTTTCACCATAACCAGTGAAGTTTTTACCAATTAAAGTAATACCACCTATAGAAGCAGTAGTACCGTCATTTACCGTTGAAACAATACTTCCTCGTGTGTTGTTTACTGTATATGGCATTGTTTATGTTCTCCTAAACTTTCAATCTTTATATAATGGTATATAATGTACCAACTTTATATAAGTTATTTATATTAACTACCACAATAATAAAGCTATATACTTAGATTATTGTAGCTGTACCCTGATAGTATATACTATCTCAATTACCCTATTCAAACTTTTTTGTACAGGATGAAATATAACGTGTGTTAACAAATATTCACTTGCTATACCACTTACATTATACGCATAAATTCCCAATTCGTCAAATATATAATCAGTTGATGCATCTGAAGTTGCTGTATCTGAAGTAGTTTGACTTGACGGTTCACCAAAATCAAGTGTACACGTCATTTTTAAATCTGTATATGAACTAGAACTTGTAACAATATTTACATTGTTCTTAGTATCTGTCGATGGATCTTTACCAATAATTTTTTCATATGTTTTATTATATAAAGCCGCTGAATCATCTTTAATATTTCCAGTGTTTGTTGCTTTGTATTTTATTTCACCAGTATTAAGTACATCTGAACCACCATTACCAAAAGCCATATGATATATACCGTTATCAGCTGTTTTCCAGTACGACATTGCATTCGCAATTACAAATGCCATATTACCAAAGTGAATAGCATTTCTTTTGTTAACTAGCTCTTCGCCTGTTTCAACATCACGAATAAGCAAATGACCTTGCATTTTAACTTTTGCACCTTCATTTGGCATAGTTTCGTTTTGCTCTTTATCTGTGTTGTTTTCCATGTTCTTTTCCATATTAACTTAATATATATTTATACTTATATAATATACTCTGTTTATTCATTACGCAAGTACTTTGCTGTATCCCCTGTTGAATTTGAGCTATCAAGCAAACTATATCCGTTATCATTCCAAAAACCTAAGGATGATCCTGGTATATTTGTATCTCCACTGTATACTTCGCTTGAATTTGCATGAGTTATAATTGTTGTACCTTGTGTACCACGCACAACATCTAACAAGTCATTGCCGTTAATTCTACTGTATTCAATTCTTTCATTGCCAATATAAATTACAGCTGGCTGAAGTGTGTATGCTCCACTAGCCGTTACTCCAACATCTTTTGGCTTAGGTAATAAACTAGCATTGGCTACACTAATTTTATTTGAATATGGAGTAACTGCCGCTGTTAATGTTGTATGATCTGTTGTTGATGATCCAGGTCCTGTGTTAACAAACTTTTGTCTTAGATATGAAACTGTTCCATATGGTTTATAGTGAATCATATATTGTGATAAATCACCTGCTCCAACATATGGATCTGCATCACTTCCGGCACCTGTTACACTTGCATAAGTTTTAACTTTTATGTTTAAAGTTTCTTTTGGTTTAATTGGTGCAAGTTCTTCTGGATTTGGATCTTTGTCTGGTCTTACAAATCCTGCTGAATCTAATTTAGATTTTACTAACACCCATTTACCTGCATCATAATCAGTTTCAAATGTTGCTGACGCTGTGTGAGTTTCGTTCGTGTAGTAAATTAATTCACTAACTAAATCCCAACGTGACGTTTGCATTGTTGTTTCACTTGCTAAATTTTTATGTGTTACGTTTGCAACATAAACTTTGTCATTATGTTTTACAATATCACCAACTGTATAACTTGTTGATGCCGACCATGCTGTAAAGTGTGTTAAGTCTGAATATTTTACAAATGAATCTTTTTCAAATGATGTACCTGTTTTCCATTGTAAATTTTCATTTACAAATTTTGAATTATACCAAATTTGTGTTGCTTCATCATCATAGCCAATTTCAGTATTTGTGTCTAATGCTGTGGCATCCCATCTTAAACTATCCCAAGCAAAGTTAGTTAAGTCTTTTCCAATTCTATCTCTGTTTACAACAAAGCCAATTGGTTGAACATCTAAATCTTTAAATGACGTAATTGCATTTTCTAAATTAGTTGTAAATGTACTTACTTGAGTTGCGTTTGCAGTATTTACATTTGCCAACTCATTTGCAAAATAGTATTTTGCTAATCTATCAACGTGTGTTGATTCAGGAGTTGATGTTTTAACTTTTTCAATCAATGCTCCATCAGTTGGTGCAGTTGTTGGACTAAAGTTATAAGATATTAATTTACCTGCTTGTACGTCTGTAACAAAATTTCCCGAAGTATGATTTGCAGTAACTTGCCAATAACCACCATTATGTTTTATACTTTGTCCTGCTACGTATGACTGTCCATTTGCCCATGTATAATTTGGATTATTTGTTGAAGGTGATAACAATGTTATCTTAGAACTAACTCTATCAAATGCTAATTTGGTTGTAACTTTAGGAGTAGGATTTGTTGTACCACTACCACTATTGTTAATTGTATAATCTGATGTAGAAGTAAAGTCAGTCATTGCCAAATTTGCATTTTCTCTTGCTGGAGATTTTTTACTTAAGAAATCTCTAATTTTTGCTTTATAAGGTTTTACTTCTTCAATGTAAGTTCGTATATCACTAAATGGATCTTTTTCAAAAGATGCTTTTTGTGTTAGTGTAGTATCTTGTTGAATTACATTCATGTATGTTGTTTTAAATAACCAATCATAATGACTTTGTTCACTTGCAATATATCTTACCAATGCAAACAATACTTCGTTTTGTTTTCCAAGTTTATCACTAATAAACACATTTGATCTTAATGCAGTTATATACAGTCTTAATTCAGTTGCCAGTGCTGTAGAATTATCTTCAGTATATACAGTTGTTTTTAATTTAGTTGTTGCTGTTTGCAATCCAATTCTTACTAATGATAAGTTGTCTGAATCAATTGATGTTGATGTACCTGCTAAGAAGTCAGCATCAGTATATTTGTATAATGCCCATTTAGATGCGTAATCATAATTTACTTTAACTACGTCATCTTGATTAAGATTAGCAGTAACAATATCAGCTTTGTAATCGACAATTTCATCAATAACAGTTGCATCACTAAATGTATTATTATAATACCAATTTATTTTTTCATGATATACTGAAGTTGTAACTGTACTATCCCAATTAGAATGTTCGACATCTAAACTAATATTGGCAGTAATGTTGTTTAACGTTTGGTATAAAACTTTTCTTGCATTTTTAATATCAACAAACCAAGTTTGTCTTGGTCTAACTTTTGATCCATATCTATCGTTTGGCGAAAGTGTTGTATCAGGTACAGTATTACCTACTCTATCAAACCCACAACTACTATCTAGTAACTTGTTCCAAATTTGATTTGGAATTTGTGTATCAGAATATCCTTCTCTAATCAATAACCATTGTGCGTGTGCTTTATCAGTTTTATCTTTTACTTTTCTATTTCTATAGTTAATTTGTAAAACACTATTATCTTTAGTTAAATTATTAACTACGTTTGCGATCATAAATGAATTTGGTGATATTGGTGCAAAATAACTTAACCCTTGAGTTAATGGTGATGTCATTAAGTTTGATACAGTTGCAACATCACTTATTCTTGAATCTATCTGTGGTACTGTTGTTTTGTTTTTAACCCAATAATAGTATGTTGTTATATTTGTATTTGTATACGGATCAATAGTTAATTCACTAACATAATTTGTTGTTGATTTAACAGTTCCTGTTCCAATATATGATTCTGGAAGTTGTGGTGATTTAACCCATTCATATACGTCAATGGTTGCTCCTGTAAACAATTTACCCCAATGTGTTCGTCTATAATTATTGTCATGACTTTCATAATCAATATATCTTGTTGTTGATTGATCCCACCAAACTTGTCCAATATATTCACTGGCCCAAGGATTGCTATCACTAATTTGTGTTGTATCACTGTGATTATTATATATTGCAGGATCTAATTCAGTTTTATATGTTATTTCTCGATCAGCAGTTGCAGGTAATATACCTTTTGCAGGATCGTAAATATTCATATCTACATCAATTTGATGATCTCTATTATCATATAGTGATGTTTTATTAAATTGTGCTGTATCAATTTTATCTTTTTGTCTACGTTTTGTTTTTTCAAAATATGATGTTGTTGTTTGACTTGCGTCACTATAATTAACTCCACTATGTAAAATCCATGTACCACCTGCCGCACTTACACTTGCAGGTTCGCTACCACGTATTGTATTGTATGAAGATATTATTGTTGCGTTAGCAGTATATCTATATACTCCCCATTTGCCAGTAAAGTCATCATCTAACCAAATAAGAGCACCGTCTGTCCAAGCACTATTTGATAAACCTGTTCCTGTTAAGAAATTTCCAATAGTTGTTGCAGTACTTGTTGAAACGTATGCTTTATCAGTTGCTATACCGGTATTAAGTCTTACGTCTTTCCAATCAAGTAATTTTATTCCACCAACTAAATTATTAGTTGTAATATACTCAGCATTGCCATCTGGTTTAGTAACTGTATATTCTTTTTTAGTATAATCTAATGATAAAGACATAACTCCAACTGTTGCTGACGATACTGAAATATTTGCTCTAACCGTTGCATTTGAGTTGTCTGTAATATTTTGTGATGGAGCAACTGTTTTAACTCCTGCAGTTCCCAATCCTGTTATTGTATATAATGTTGTTGCTGATGCACCATCCCATTTTTCAACAACGGCTGTAACTGTTCCATCAAATGCTGTTGTTACGTTTGCAGTAAGATTATTTAAAACGTGTATCTTACTTAAATTTGGAGATAAGTCTATAGTATAATTTGCTTTAGTATCAACAACTGATATTTTACCTGTTGCTGTGCTAATAATTCCTGCACTAAATCCTTTATTCCATAAACCTGCTGGAACTGTAATTGCAGTTATAACTCCACTTACTACAGTAATATTTCCTGGTGTTGTTAATGTTGCTACTGCTGATCCACTGTTGTTTATAATTTTAATACTTGGTGCCTGATAATTTGTACCACCATTTAAAATAGTTAAATCTTTAATTTCACCTAAACGTCCACTTGTACCATCTCCAGTAAATGTAAATGTTGCTGGAGTATAATGTGTGCCTGAAGTTTTTATTGTTCCGGAAGAATCAACAACTGAATAATTATCTGGGGCTTCTGCATAATTGTCACCACCACTATCTAATGTTAATCCAGTTCCTCCAGTATTACCTACCAAGGCTCCTGTAAATGAAACTGTTGGAGAAGTATATCCGCTACCTGCATTGGTTATAGTAATTGCATTAACAGTACCACTTCCGTCAATTGTACAAGTTGCTGATGCACCTACACCTGAGCTATCATCAATTTTTATTATTGGCGCTGATTGATATCCAACACCTCCAGTGCTAATTGTTATAGCAGTAATTAACCCATCTTTTTCTGAACCTAATGTTGCAAATGATGTTGCTCCAGTACCGTCACCTGTAACTGTGACTGTTGGTTGATATGTATATCCTGTACCAGCGGCTGTTAAAGTAATCCCTGTTACTTTACCACCGGCAATTGTTGCTGAACCTGTTGCACCAGTACCGCCACCACCTGATATACTAACTGTTGCACTAGAGTATCCAGATCCTTGTTCTAAAACTTGTATAGATGTAATTGGGAATGTATCGTTTACTGTTGCAGTTGCTTTGGCTCCACTACCATTATTAATTTTATCAACTTGCATTGCCGCACCAGTACCACCACTGCCAGTAAATGTTATAACATCACCTTCTGCAAATCCGGCACCACCTCCTGAAACTGTTACTACTGTAATTGTTCCATTAATATTACCAACGGCAATATCTGCTCCGGAGCCAGCTATATCTGAAAACGAAACTGTGCCAGTTGGTATTGTTGGTGTTAATGTTTTAAGTTTTATTTTATGTGTTCCCCATTCTTGAGGGTCAATTTCTAAGTTTCCAGAACTATCATATTTTTTATGTAGTATTAAATCTTTTTCTTGCCCAATATCAGCACCTGTTCCAGATACAGTAACAGTCATTGCAGTATTGGCATCACCAGTTGTTACAATACCATCAATAGTTGTATTTGTATCATATAATTTATAAGCATTCCAATCTTTGCCTGCTACTACGTCTTTAGCTACCCAAACTGTACTACCTATAGAAACATTTGCCGATGCAGTTGCGTATACATTTGCCAATGCTGTAGAGTCTAATGCTTTGTAAGAAGCATCGTCATAATGTACGTAACCTGCTGTTGGTATAACTGAACTAACTGTTGACGTTGTTGGCCATAAATTAGCTAAAGATTTTTCACCTTTTGGTCTTTTCAACCAACGTGTTGTATCATCAATATCAATAGTAATTACGTCATCAGTTTTGCTATCATAACCCGCTGAAGCTGAACCATCTGATGGTAATAAAAATTCAAACGTTTGTGGATCACTATTAACATCATTTGCTTTTACTTGCAATTCTATTTGTTGATTAAATGCTGTTGACCCAAAGTCACCTACTTTAAATGCCCATTCTTCATATGTGTTAAATGTTTGATCTGTACTTACTGTTGTTGAACGCAATAATCTATCAATAGCATTTGTTGTACCTTTTTGTTTTATCATACCTTGATAAAACTTAACTTGATTTGTTTTACTAATTTTTAAATTTGTTAAATAATCTCTTTCTTGGTAACCAATTAAATGCATTGCCGCATCTCTAAATTTAGTGCTAACCAAAGAAGCATTTACATCGTAATATAATCTACTATCAGTTACTGATTTTTCAAAGTTATTAATTAAACTTGTGCCACTAATAATATAACCATTGGCTTCAAGTTTACCACGCCAACCCAATGATTTAATTGTGCTTAATTTAATACGTGGTTGTCTTTGTGCTAAAACAGTATTGTATATAGTATCGTTAAAGATAGTTTTATTGTTTAGTGTTATTATATGTTCTGTTTCTTTAACTGATAATCTTAATCCATATATACCAATTTTATCTTTGTGTATAATAGTTACAATATCATCATCCCGGGTAATTTCTAATTGTTTAGCATCTAAACCAAATCCTTCTTTATTTAATACACTATATACACCGTTATTAATATCAGTTATACCTTGTACTACACCAGAAGTTGGTATAAATCTTATTTTGTCTGCACTTGGACTTAATGTAATAAATGTTCCTTTGTCCCATTTACCTAGACTCCAAAATAAAAATTCTTTTGCACTATATTTAAAATCTTTGTTTTCAGCAATATCAGTATTAAAGTCATCAAATACCCACCCAAATTGTTGTAAGTATTCTCCATACCCACATATAATATCATATACTTCTTGTCTTGTTTTATAAACTGTACCATATGCACATTTTTTAATTTCACTTGTGTCGTAATCAAAATAATGTTCTACTTCGGTTCCGCCTACTGTTGGAAGAACTCTAAGTATTTTCCATTTAGTTAAATTTGGAGACTTGTCAGCTGTTAATGAAACGTGTGTTTCTGTTGCTTGGTAATATTTTTCTTCATGCTGTACAACTTCATCTCTATGATATGTTGTACCTGGATTGTATCCTACAGGTGAAACAGATTTTCCACCAACACGTACTTTTTTAGATCTTCCAGATATTAATGGAGTCAATGCAGAAAAATATGGATTAACAATATCATAACCAAATAGTTTGTATCCGCCTTCAACAGCTTGTACCACAACACCACTGTATGCCGCTTCTTGAATACTACCACCGGTATGTAAAGATACATTAACATCTTCTGTTGGTACGGTAATACTTGTAGCATTACTAGTTGAGTCATATGCTTCTGATTCAACTTGTAGTGTTGACTTGTCTATAAATCCTGCACAACGATATGTTAAATTTGTTTGTAAATTTCTAACAACATTACCAAATGATGACTTAATTGGTTTACCTTTATATGTCAAATAGTCAACTATAAAGTTCTGTACCCCTGCTTTATAATAAGTTGTTTGGTTACTATCAGTTTCACTATGAACATAATAATCAGTATTGTTTGATCTTTTACCTGATGTTGAGTCAATAATTTGATTGTTGTCTGCTTTTGATTTAATAAGACTATTTGAATCCCAAAGTAAATCAACATATGATCCAGGTGTTGTTAAGTATAATAATTTTTGTATTGCATATTGATAAGTTGATGAAGTATAAAATGCATTTTCAACTGGTGCACCGTCTCCAAATTTCCAATCTAGTTGTGAATTTACTTCTGTTGGATTGGTTGCAATAATACCTGCTTGTAGTGGACTTAATAAATTACCAGTAGAATCTACTGGTACATACGAACTAAATCCTGGTTTTTTATATACATTGTCAGCATTAAGATACGTGTTGTTACTGTAGTTTGCACGATCACCATCTCTAATAATACCTTGTTCAATATCACTTATTAATTGGGCTCTTGTTGATGTTGATGTCCAAGAATAATAATTATCCCACCAAAGTGGTTTTTGTGAAAATCCTAACATTTCCCATGGATTAGAATGTGGTCTATCTGTTCCATAGTACCAACGATATATACCTCTCCAATGTCCTGGTAAAGATAAATTATTAGAGTCAGTCAATGTTGAATAATTTAGTACTCTCCAATCAATGGCTACTCCATTGCTTGTTGCAATTGATCCTGTTGCACTACTTGTTTTTCCTGTTACTGTTTCCGAAAGTCGAAACGAATCAATAACATTATTAACTGTTATTGTATTTGTTCCTACTTTAGTAATAATACCTTTTGCACCAGATGATCCACCATTTACTGTTTCACCAACTTTAAATGTTCCTGAAGAACTTGAAAAATTAATTATGTTAGTGTACCCAGTATTTTCTTGATAGTTTAACGCATTTTCAGAAGCCCATCGTGTAAACAAAGGTCTCATTAAATTTGTAATATCATCTCTAGTCCAACTTGTTGAATTAAAAAAGTTTGGTTGTATACTATTAGGATCAAGTAACACGGCATAATCACGATTTGTAAATCTTTTGTTAATTGAATTATATATTCTTTTTTCTAATTCTAATAATGCTGTATCACGAAGGTCACCGTATTTTAATACTAATGCACCATCATGGCATTGTATAAAGTTTCTTGTTCCACTTGAATATGTAACAGTATCAGATAATTCTTCTGGCTTGTAAACTTTTGATGCTCCAATCTTAGCTGGAGTAGGTGGAACCCATGTTGGTTGAATTGTTGTATAGTGTCGAACAGTAATAGTATCATTAACTTTTGGTTTATCAGATGCATATCCTATAAAAATAAGTTTAGTTCCTGCTGATGATGAGTTAATAATATATTCATGATTATATAACATTAAAACATTATTTTTATAAATGTATAATGCTTCTTTATCATAATCAGTAATTGGACTATATGCTGAGCTAATCATTAACCCTGGTTCTGTATTAAATATTTCTTGTGTTTCACTTCCTTGTAAAAATGTATTTGTATTACCCCAAGTATGAGTTGTTGTTGTAATTTTGTGAGTCTCAGCAGTAAATCTATCACCACTTGCTAACATAAATGAATTTGCAAACGGTGTTGAAGGAAGTTTGTCAATGTTAATATTTTTAAGTGCTTTGTCAACTACTTGTGCTGTAGTTAATAACGATGCATCTTGTGTAACTTGTATTTTGTTTACAGAGTTTAAAAATTTTAATTGGAATTCTTGATATCTATTTTTAACATAACGTATTGATGACATTACATCTAAGTCATTATTATTTGTAAATGCCATTGTTTTAAGTAGCGAGCCATCATGCTGTAAGATAACTAACCCTTTACTTGAATCTCTAGCAGTATCTCTATAATTATTTGCTCCGCTAATATCTCCTGTAAAGCCTATTTGATTTTGAACTATAGATTCAAAGTGTTGGAAAAATTCTGAATACGATCCAGAAGCAACTTCTTCGTTACTAGCATTTGACTCTAAGTTTTTTGGTATTTCATAATAGTTAATTGCTTTGATTGGAGTATTGTTATTTGTATCATAATACACTTTTACAAAATCATTTTCTTTTAGTACAGATACAAATACAATTTCTACACTTCTGTTTGTAGTATAGTCTATACCAAAAACTTGTTTAACACCATTTCTATATACATCCATATCAATAATAGAAGTTGGTATAACTTCAAGTGTTGGTTTATCAGTTAAGTTTGCACTTGTAACTGTATGTTCTTGTACTAATCGTTGTTTTAATTTTTTATTTTTAGACCATTCATTTTTATAATAAGTCTCAATAGCATCATTTAATTTAGTTATTGGATTATCAATAATTACTAATTTAATTGCAGAGTTGTGTGTTGCACAATTATAATATAATGTGTTTGGTGCTGTTGATGGAACTGTAAATTCTAAAACTGAACTTGCTCCACCATAGTATGCTCGTGACCCAGTTACTCCAGCCAAGTATTCATTCTCATATCCATTTTTTGACCAAGTTGTACCTGATGAAATATATAAAGGATGATTTGCATTTGTGTATCCTGAACTTCCAGTTTCTGGTGAGCTAGTTTTAAAATTATATGTATTACCGCGTTGCAAAATTAATATTGGTTGCTCATCACCATCAATATAATAAACATTTTTAGTTGAATCTTTTTTACTTGGGTTGATGTTTACTTCATAATTAATTGTTTTAGCAATTGTTTCAGGATACAAATACTGTTTGTAATATTTGTATCCTGATATTGCAGTTGAGGTATTATATGTGTAAGAATCAACATTAAGGTAATTGTTAAACTCAATGTCGCTTTGTCCAGTACCAGTTATATATGATAATGGAAATCCTAATTCTGTATCGTTGGCACCCGTGCCAACTTTGTAGCCAAATATTTTTGACCCTGTAAATGTTGACGTTGGATATACCCCTGCGTCATCTAATATAACTTTGTTGTTATCATATAAATTAAATAACGGTGCAGAGTTTGATGCATTTTTTAATTGTGCTTGATTCCAATTGTAACCATCATAGTACCATTCTGTTCCACCGTATGTTGTTCCTTTTGAAATATATACTTTGTCATTTTTATCAACACTTGATATTACTTGAGTAAGTTTTATTTGTGAACCTACACCTGATACTTTCCAAATTGATCCTTCAATAGTAAATGATGTACTCGATACATCCCAACCAGTATCACCACCTGTATTACCGCCACCTCCAGTTGTGGCATCTGAGTCTACATCATGATCCCATAAACCATCATCCCATTGAACGTAATCATCCTGTGATGCCGCATTTGGAAATAATATAGTATCTCTATTTTGAATTTGTCTGCCATCAATTGCTACATTGGCTTGCGTTTCAATTTGTGTTTTTGATAATGTTTCTTCAATAACTGTAACGTCAAGTATGTGTTTTTTACCATAATCATATAATTCTAAATCTTTATTAAATTCTATAATTGGCCTTGTGGCACGTCTTTCAGTTGTTTTAGTAAATGCAGTTGTAGATGTTACAGTAACACTATCCCAAGCCTGACTAATTTCATCCCAATCACCTGTATCCCATAAATGGTTATCAGTTGACGAAGTTGTTAAACTTGGATAATTTTCTAATGTAGTTTTATGTACCCAGCCGTTTGATTTAGACCAAACGTTACCATCTCTGGCACCACGTTCAATTGTAATATAATCTTTTGTTGAACTTGTTTGTTCTTGTAAGTTTCTTAAAGTTCTTACATCAATTAATTTAATTTCTTTACCAACACCTGCAATAACGTATGTGTTATTTGTTTGTGTTGTTGATGCTGTTATTTTTGCATTGTTACCACTTGAACTTACTACTGTTACTGCTGTTGGAGTAACACCGTCGCCTAGTGCTGTTGTAGTTAAGTCTATACCATTAATTACACCACTGCTTACACTTGTTACTTTACCAACTACTACTGTTGAAATAATAATAGTATCATTAACAGCATACCCAGTTCCACCAGCTGTTAAATTTAATGCTGTAACTGTATGATGAAATTTGTATGCGTTGTTTGTAACCGATTGTCCAAATTGTATCTGTAATCCATTTGTGAATATCGTACCATCTGGTGCTGTATATGTAGACTTTCCAACAATGTCAGTTGCTGGATTAATTTGTGTTCCACTTGATCCGTTTACAATCGTAGCAGGCAAGATTGGAAAAACACCAGCTGTTTCAGTTGTTAAATCATCATGTGATGGATACCAATAATAATTTGCATAGTTTAAAAACTTATCGATGTCAATTGCTGGAGAAAATGAATAGTAACTTTCTTCAAATAATTTTGAATGATTGCTAATGTCGCCACCATCAAATCTTAATTTGTTAACTAAATCATCATATGTTGTTTGGTATGATATATTTTGTGTATCATTATCTCTTACAACTACTGATGGTTCTAATTGGTAATTAAATCTATCTACCGATGGTTCACCTAAATATGCATCTTTTTTTGCTTGATAAATTCTACCTTGACGTCTTCCAACAAATCCATTTGTAAATTCGTTTTCTTCATTTTTGAACCATTGATCAACTGTTGAATCAAAAAAGTTTGTTAGCTTTGATGATTGTAAAACAAATGGTAATCGTTTTGAAGCTACAAATTGCTCAGCCATTATCTATGATCCCTTTTTCAAATTCTGATCGGTATATGCATTTACAATTTCAATATTATCTACTGTGGCTGTTGAATAAAATAATTCATTTGATCCTGATACAATTTCAAACAAGTCTCCAAATTTTGATTCAGCATCAGATCCAACAATTACTACCGAACTAATTTGTGTTGATAATTGATTGTGTATGTATGCACATAACTCTGTGTAATAAAAACTTTCTCCAAAGTTCCAATTGGATATATCAAAAAATGTATTAATTGCTTGAATAGTTCTTGCTTTAATTTCATTGTCAGTCATTGTGGCCCCAATAGCTTTTACAACTTTAAACTTACTTTGTAAAGTTGAATCTGCTGTTGTTCCAAATAACAATTTAAATTTAGCAGGAGTATAAATTAATTGATCTCCAATAGCTTTGTATGAATTTAAATTAGATGCAAACATTTCATTTAATTCTTCTACAGTTGGTTCAATTGGAAAATCTATTGCAGACTTTTCGTTTGCTGTCCAACTTAAAACATTATTATAGTATGTTGTTGTAAGAACTTGTAATTCAATAATGTTTGAAATGCTTGGATCAATTCTTTGATCTCTTGGTGCTGTGTGCTTCCATTGGAAGAACATTGGATCAGTAACACCAGCTGGAGTATAATATGATCTACCAACAAATGCTTTATATGTTATTGAACTTATAGTAGATTGGTATGCCCCACCAGATCCAGTTGTTGTTTGTACTGCACCATCTTTATAAAACTTGTTATCAGTTGTTAAAAACTCTATTCCATTATTAGTTAATGTTGAACGTTGCATTACTGTTGTTGTTAATTTGTAATATACATAGTTGTCAAAATCTGTATAACTCATAAAGAACACATAATTTTTACCATTTGATGTGTCTTGAACTAATTGGTCAATTGCTAAAGGAAGATCCGGCATACCGTCTTCATCTGAATCATATGTTGATACTTTTATTTTTCTATCGTCAACATACCCATCTTGTTCTACAGCACTATCAACTACTGCTAATGAAATTGTTTCATTTAATTTTCCACCAACTGCTTGTGGAGTAATTGTTACTGTTGGAGGTGACTCGTAACTTGACCCACCGTCAATAATTGTAAAGTCAACTATTGCTCCTTGATATACTGTTGCAATTGCTGTTGCACCAGCTCCGCCGCCACTTGCAAAAGAAACTGTTGGTGCTGATGTGTAATTAATTCCTGTTGGGTTTGCAGAAGCAATTACATCGCCTGATGTATCAGTAAACCCAGTTACTGCTCCACCTGTTATAGCATTTGGATATTTGTTATAAGCACCATTAACTGATCCTGTTAATAGGTCTGATGCATTCTTTGTAAATGTTCCTGACACTTCAGTTAATTGTAAATTTGTTGACCCCGAAATACTAACTTTTACTTTTCCTTTTGCACCTGAATTTGTTTGAGTTACTATTTCATCTTTGGTTGCTGTTCCAACTGCTGAATTTGTAGTAATATTTAAATCTATTGTTGCTAGAGCCGATGCTCCGGTACCTTCTTCAATTTTACTATTTACATCTGCAAGTACGTCAATTTTATCTTGAACACTTAATCCTGTTGCACTATCTAGTGTTTTATAATCTTTAAGATAAAAGAATCTTACATCATCAGTTGACTGGAATATATAATCTAATCCTCTTGATGTAAATGTAAATTTGGCATTTGTGTTTGCACCTTTTTCTGTAAATTCTATTCTTACTAACCAACTTGAATCATTATTTGTTCCTGCTGTTCCGCTTCCAATACTATTATTAATTACATCAAATTCGCTAGTAGTATCAACTTTATCAGCATCGATAAGATACCATGCTTCTTGTTTTGTTGATGAATCGAAATAATTATAACCAATACCAAATTTGCTTAACGTTGCTGTTGATTCACTTAACTTTGATTTTATAGCAGTTTTTTCTGCAGTTGTCAAGGTTGTTCTTAAATTTGGTATAATAGATCTAGCTCTATAACCTGCTGGAATAGACTCGCTTAACTGTATTGGTCCTGATGTTAAATTTGCTGGATCACCATTTGCTGTTACACTTTTAACTGTAGCCCAAATTATTTTAGTTGGATTGGCATAGTTATCTACAAATTCAATTCTTGAACCTTTACGTATTAATCCATACTTGTCAGTAGTTGGTACCTTATGTACTTTTCTTAAGTTAGTAGAATTTTTTGCTGTTGACTCGTTGGCTGTTATTGGCGACTGTGTAAGATAACCATAATAACTAGATGTTGCAATTGGCATTGTTCTCCAATGTGCTATATCATTACCACCTGATAAGAATATAAATTTTGCGGGGTAACCTGAAATTGGTACTGCCTCGATTGCTTTTTTATAAGGATCAAAATAAAAGTTTTGTGTTTGTATTAATTGAAGCATTTTTTCAACTTCTAAAACCATACTATCATATGAACTTGAATCAATTACATTTAAAACTTTTTCTGTGTTGTTTGGTTCTTTATAAAGAATACCATCTTCACCAATACAGTTTACGTTTGCAACGGTACCTGTTGGATCTTGTATATCAATAAATCTAGAATGACCTGCGTGTGTTTTGTTTATTGCTTTTAATTTTTGTATTCCAGAAACTTTTGTAATTGGAAATACATTGTAATCTTCAGCATTAATCATTCTGTCTTGTGTATAATATCCTTGGCTTGCATTTGTTTTTACTTCTTCTATAGATTCTCTTACAAAAGAATTTTCTATGTTATATTCTAAACTAAATGTTAACGATAAATCAAATGTTTGATTTGCTGAATTAACATAACCAAAACTAATTGCTTTATTTTGTATATCTGTTGATGAAACTGTTTCGCCTTTGGTTTGACTTGCTCTATACCAAATTCTGTATAATCCAACTGGTATGTCACCAAACTGTCCATCTGAAAACTTAATATCTATTTGATCGTCTGTTTTTGACTGAACTTCAAAAATTGTTCGTGTACCTAATGCTAAACTATTGTAAATAATATTTTGCCCGGCAAGTGTTGGAACTTTTGTCCATTGTGTTGCTGTTAGTCCAGATGAGTTGATTTCTTGTACCCAAACATCTAAATCATTAATGTCATCAATATCAATTGACTGTACTCTATCAGTTACTGGTGAAGAAAAATTAAAATCTTTATAAGCCAGTGATCCTTCTTTCATATACATAAAGAATCCTGTATTTGAACTTTCAAATCCTTTGCTGTCATTTTTATAAATTACGCCAACTGCATTTAATGGATCTGGAGCCGACTCTTCAATATAACCTGCTGGATTAAATGATGGTGAAACAATTTCAAACGAATAACTTTTATTATCAATTCTTGATGTAAATGGATGTGCTACAGCAATTGCTTTAGTATTATTAATTGTATATAAATCATTTTGTATAGCACTTATTGTTTTTGATGCTGTTGGTTTGCCAAACTTGTTTGTTGATATCAATGAAGCATTCATTACTGTAATAAATTGTTCATACCAATTTGCATTGTTTGGATCATTCCATTTTATTTCTACATTACTTAAATTATTTCCTAATGAATCTGTAATTGGTTCACTTGTTTGTATTGCTTGTAATTTTACTAATCCTCTTGCTGGCATATTTCTTTTTGGTTTGTAGCTCAGCATATTTGCTAACTTCAATATTGAATCTCTTCTTGAAGCTGTATCTATAAAATTCTCTCTTGCGTTTATATCAATTCTAAATGATAAACTTTGTCCTAGGTATGCTAATAAATCTAATATAGCTATAAACTCTGATGAGTTAATATAATCGTTAAAGTTTTCTGGATAGTTTCTACTGATGTAATTTAACATTGATGCTCTTATAGTTTCAAAATCATATGATTTGAAATCAGCATCTTTAAATGATCTATAAATTACTTTCCAATCTTCTGCGGCAAATAAATTTGATTGTCTGACTAATTGACTCATTAGTATCCTCCTCCACTTGAAGTACCTGTACTTCCGTTGACATTAAATTCTATTGACATTTGTTCTACCATATTTTGAGGTAATATCGTTAGTGTTAAGTTTACTATAATTCCATGTTCAAATCCTACAACACTACAATATGTAAGTGCTACTCTTGGATCTTGTGAAACAATTTGTTTAGCGTCTTCTTTAACAATTGATTTAGTAACTTCATCTAATGGGTTATATAAATGGTCCCAGATAATGCTACCAAAGTCGGGTAGCATTACTCTTTCGCCTTTTGCAGTCATAAAATGATTATAAATGTCTTGTTTAATAAGGTCGGCATCATATAACATATTGTTTTTTGCATTAGGATTGTTAGAACTAAATCCTTTATAAACTCTTGGACTTACATACGTACTGTTAGAAAGTGCTCCGCTTTGAGATGGAGAGATTGTTCTGGATGCAACTGATCTATCTGTTCCGTAATTAACCGGTGTATTATATGCCATTTTTTACCTCAATAATAACTGCTATGTTA